GAGTACACGTTGATACCGACAGCGGGGATGTTGGTGTGGTGCTGGTAGGGCTGGACCAAGTTGAAGTACTTGCCCTCACGCTCCGAGAATCGATCGTGGCCGTTGAGCTGGATCTTGGCCGTCACGACGGGGTTAGAGCCCGCCATGCCCTCCACGCGGGTCACGGAGTAGCCAGACTCCAGGACGGAGCGGTCGAACCAGTCGGAGTAGTTGAAGGGCTGGGCGCCCTTGTAGGGGCCGACGACAGTCTGGTCGCAGGACACGAAAGAGTCACGCTGGACGACCCAAACCAGCTCCTTGGTGGGGTGGTTGAAGTTCAGCTTGATCTTGTTGGCGGAGCTGGTCACAGACTCACCGCCCGTGAACTGGAGCTGCTCGATCAGGTACTCGTGGGAGACCTGGGCGAAGCGGCGGCGCTCATCCGTGTCCAGGTAGATGTAGTCGACATACAGGGAGGCAGAGACCAGGCCGGCGGAGGAGATACGGCTGGTGACGGCGTTGCCAAGGGAGTTGTCGAAGATCAGGTTCTGGAGCTGGTTGAACTCCAGCCAGATCTTGACCTCGTGGTACTGGAGGGCGATCAGGGGCAGAGCAAGACCAGGGTTGCGGTTGAACCAGAACTGGAGAGGAATGTACAGGGTGTACTCGGGGGCGCAGTTGCGGACCTCGGCGGAGGTGCCGGGCTCGACGTTGGAGGCGCAGTCCTGGTCGCAAGGCTCACCGCCCTGGACGAGGAGGTTGACGAGGGAAGGCACGTTGCCAACCATCTCGGCATAGCCCGCCTGCTTACCAGGCTCCTGGGTGAGCTCGTTCCAGATCTGGAGCCAATCACCGTAGTGCTTGTCGATCTGCTGACCGCCAATCTCGACGTAGACGTTGTTGATCAGGTTGTGACCAACCCAGTTGAGCCAACGGAACTGGGCACCGCTGCCGTCGCCGGTCTGGAGGCTGACGGAAGGCAGGGTGGCCTGGAGGTAGACACGGTGGATCAAGTCACCATTACGAGAGATGGTGCACTGGACCTTCTTGCCAAAGTTGGCAGAGCCGTTAAAGGTCTGCTCAATGGCTTCCATGGCAAAGTTAGTGTGGCGACGATATACGACCTTGAAGACAAGGGGATACCCTCCCTTTCGGGAAATTTCTGGAGTCTAGGGTGGTTTTGCGGACCGTTCCTAGAACTATACTCCTACTGAGCATAGCCATCGCACTCCAAGGGGTTGGACTATAACTTAGACAGAGAACCTTGCGATTCTCTACCCACTACCATTTAGTCTCTGAACTGCATTCATACTGCTATTAAATACGATAACGCCAAATCGTATTTTTCTTTATCCGAAAGCAACTTCGAAGTGAAGTATTTTGATTTAAGAGATGGATGATTCACAATTGCGTAACCAGAACCTTGATATTGTTCTGGACGCTCCTTCACATACACCATATACATTGGGAGTTCGGAATGGGATTTCCGATGTGTTTTCGCTTCTCAAACGACCGTTTCGTTTGACCAATGTAGGATTTACCATTTGGTGATGTGATCTTGTAGATAATCCCCATATCTTTGCTTTCGAATAAAATTAGCAGGGTAGAACTTGGCTGCGGATTGCCCATTTTTAGAGTTCTCATCAAACTCTTCTATTTTCAACATTTTTACCATCTCTGAGTTAAGTTCTCAGCCCCACATTACCTTTCGGTGTGTGGTTGGTAGTTGAAACTTTAGGGTGTTCCCGCAATTTGATAGTGTCGCCGACTTTCGTCGACTAGCAACTGTGGTTGTCTCTCTTCTGACAGTTTGGAACCACTAACAGACTTGTCGGGGCACTTATTCCATTTTATGCCCCCCGATTGCTTTTCAACCCCCTTCATAACGTCGAGGTGATTTGTGGGTTACCAGTCAAGTAGATATCTTGTGCACCATAGGCGACGAGCTGCATTAAACCACCGGATCCCATTTGTTTATACACCCTCTTGAGAAAAAAATTTTGGCAAGTCCGGGAGATTTTTTTTGCGGAAAACGGGGGTGGGGGGTGTGCGGTTCTGCCCCCTAGGACCCCCTTCAGTACCATCTAAACAAAAAGTATGCCTGGGTATGTATGAATGTCCACCACAAATCCAATTATCTCCCTTGATCATCTATTGTCGTCGTCGAGACACGAACCTTCAACACAAAATTCCAAATCCAAGGGGGGAGAAACCGTAAAAACGTTGGAATCCTTCCATAATCAGCACATGGCAAAACTCAAAAGCGAAAAAGAGAACCTTGGGGATCTAAAGAAGGAATTGAAGCAAAAACGCGAAGCCTTGGAAGCATTAGAGGCGAGTTATGCGGATCCTACCATCGCAAATCACTCGGATATTCTGGCACTCACCCGACAACAGACGCTGGAAGAGGATATATCTCGATTAGACGCACTTGTTGAACGTATTGAAAGCGGAACTAACGAGGCTGATTATTTCTTACAGGTCGGCGACATTCTGTTTTCCTACACAGATGCCCAAGAACGTATTGCCATGGGAGACACGCATGTCGAAGTTCCAGGGGCTAAGAAGGCACGCGTTCCTGCCAATAGCGTCTACTCGTATTTTTCCAACGATGCAGAAGGCTCTTCTTCCACTTCCGCGGAAAACCCATCACCAAGAGCAAAGCCAGTTGTGGAGGCACCCAAAAAAGCCTCTGCGATTTCCAACACCGTCGGCTTTCAGCGTGATAAGGCACTTGAATCTTATCTACACGCTCTTAACCCCGATTCGATTCAGCACGAAACCTCCGTTGCTGCGAGTTTGTCGTTGGACTACGGAACATGTGCCGTCTGCGAGAGCGAGATGCTGGTCAACGAAACCTTTTTGGACTGCCCAGAATGCGGGCATCGCGACTATATTTTAGTGGACTCGGAAAAACCGTCCTACAAGGATCCGCCTCGAGAAATGTCCTATTACGCCTACAAGAAGATTAACCACTTGAACGAGTGGTTGGCCCAGTTTCAGGCCAAGGAAACGACGGAAATTTCAAATGCCGTACTCGAGCAGATTCGCACCGAGTTGCGCAAGGAGCGCATCACGGATATGAGCAAGTTGAAACCGTCCAAGTTGAAGGAGGTCATCAAAAAGATGAAGTTGAGTCGATGCTACGACCACATAGCACACATTTTGAATCGGCTGAATGGCATCTCGGCACCGGCTTTGTCACGCGAGATCGAGGACAAGTTGCGGTACATGTTCAAGGAGATTCAGTTTTCCTTTGTGAAGCACTGTCCCAAGAAACGCTCCAACTTTTTGTCCTACTCGTACGTGTTGTACAAATTTTGCGAGTTGCTGGAACTTGACGACTATTTGCCGTGCTTTCCTTTGTTGAAAAGCCGTGAAAAGTTGTATATGCAGGACAAGATCTGGCAAAAGATTTGCGAGGATATGGGATGGGAGTTTATACGGACAGTGTAAGGGGGCAAGCCCCCTTTAACCCCCTCTCACGGCACTCAGGACGGGATCAAAGGGGCGGACCCCCTTCCTTTTTCTTTCGCCAACCTAGATGACAACCGTGATTGGAAAGGGTGCCTTTGGGGCGGTGGTGAAACCAGCCCTTTCAAACACGGTCGATGGAGTCGACACAGAGTTCCCGGAAAATGTGACCAAGATTTTTCTAAGGAAAAGTGCCTATGACAAAATCGTAGATCTCGACCCTGTCGTAAAGAACCTGTTTGGAAACAATGCGGGGCACCGCATGTCAACCTACGTAAGAAAACGAACCAAGAAAAATTTGCCTCCCGTTGTGCGAGAACATATTCCTGGGCGAAACGACGATCCTATCTATCCAATTCGACTTCCCTATTTAGGAGTAGACTTTGGTAATATACCTGATGTAAATCAACAACTTCGACATATTCCAGTTCTCACGCTCCTCAATCAGGTTGTGAAATTGTTGGGACAAGTGTATAATGCTGGGGAAAAGGGATACATTCACGGAGACATCCGAGAAAAAAATGTGATGGTGGATCCCTCGACAGGAATCATGACACTCATTGATTTTGATTGGTTAAAAAAAGGAAGAGAATTTTTGGATACATACCCCTTCATAAATGGATTTTACAGCAACCCTCCCGAATGTTTGAATCTAAGTAGTGATGGTGTGTTTCGAGCGTTTATTAGCAACTGGAGTTTAACTAAATTTGACGCCTACGGAAGACAGTTCTTTAAAGCATTTCCTTACATTTATACGTTTTATAAAACAGACGCAGAGGTGACAGAAGCGGTTACAAAGGTGATTGAGAAAAATGTATCGGTCCTTGGAAATCGTTATATACACGATACGGCTACACCCTATATGTTTGACGCCTTTGGGTTGGCCAACACGCTTCTAAATCTTTTCCTTTATGTGTATCCAACGTCTATAGGTCCTACGTTTAATGTATCGACTATGAAAGCATTACTTTCGCATCGTATGACAAAGTACGGTACCCTATATACGGAAGAAGAACTGGATGCGTGTCTGATCGCCATTCGAGCGATGATTACACATGTCCTCCTTCCATTAGCCGAGTTTGACTACCAAAAACGCATTCCGATTCAAGACGCATTTCGTAATGCAAAGGATATCCAAGCAGAACTCAGTCGACGTATGAATCAGGACCTCCTGTCTGCCAATGGTCCCTTCCCAAGTTCGAATCCTCCTCTTACAGCAGAAGAAGCAACAATCGCAGTCGGTCCTCGGGTGAAACATAAGAATATCGCACAAAACTTACACAGTATCTTTGGAAATAAAGGCGTTCGAAGAACGCTGAAGATTGAAAGAAATCAAGCGGCAGCGATGGCAAAAGCGGAAGAAGCGGACAAAACGAATCCCATTACGACTGCCTTTGCGAATCTGTTGGGAGGGAAGAGACGTACTCGAAAACACTGAATAGACGTGAATCATTTCAAAACCTTTGTCGTTTTGAAATGAGTGTGTGGTCTAAACCATTATTCCGTTGCCCTTACAAATGACCACCGTACACCTTGGATTCGATATGGGGATTCGGAACTTGGCCTATTGCTTGATGCGACATGTAGGCACTACATGGACGATCCTTGCGTGGGACAATGTTGATTTATTGGAAGGAGGGGCGTCAGCCCAAGACTCCAACAAATGTGCCTGTGGAGGCTCGGCCAAATGGAATGATCCAAGTGGAGTACGCTGGTGTGCCGGATGTGCGACGGGTGTTCGACGGAAAAAGACGGCCACAGTAAGGCCTGCTCTTTCCGTGTTGCCGTGCGGAGTCACGGTCAAAGACTTGCGAGCCTTAGCCGTGGACTGGCCAGACGCCAAAAAGGCCAAAAAGGAGGACCTTGTGGCCTATGTGAGCACACGGTATTTGATGCCGTGGAAACCCAAGAAAGCCATGGGTGTGTCCTTGACCATTCTTTTGCGTGCGATGGATACGTGGTTGAACTCTGTGCTTCCTACATTCGCATCCGCATCGTTGATTCGGCTGGAAAATCAGCCGGCGATGAGCAATCCGACGATGAAGTCAGTTCAAATCATGCTGTTTACGTTGCTGTCGCACCGATTAGCCCGAGAACACGGATGGACGGGGGCCATCGAATTTGTTCACGCGGGGACGAAGACCAAGGGGGCGACGGCGACGGCAGCGGACGCAAGTGCTACTGCTGCGACTGATGCGACTGCTGCCGAAGGCGCTGCCTACCGTGCCCGCAAAAAGACAGCAGAGACGGAAACAATCGATGCGTTGACGCGGGCCGGCGCAACCACCTGGTTGACCTACTTTCAGAGCAAGACCAAAAAGAGCGACTTGGCGGACGCTTTTTTGATGGCACATCGTATTTGATTGGACCGCTGTCCCAGTGACAGAAATCATACAGAAAATAATTTATACAAGAACTAAATCGTTTCTTCTATTTTACTTTTATGCTATTGTGTCTCCTACGCGAAGATCGCGTATAGAGACCCAAAAAGTCCTACCTAGAGAGAGGCCTACCAGTCTCACTAGGGTACTTATTAGTTTTCTTGACACCTTTACGCTTAAAATCCTAGACCGGGGGGTTTTTCAAACCCGCGTGCTCGCCCATGGGTCATATCAAATCCTGACCAGATTTGCTCGGCTAAAGCCTCGCAAACTGCCGGTTTAAAATGCCCATGGGTCTAAATTTATTTTAATGCTCCCACTCCCACGACATACAGAACAATTTCCACTACCAAAACATTGTAAACACCGATTCGATCCGCGACACGAGGTACATATAAGACGTCCGGTTCCACCACACCAATTACAATCAAAAAATTCACCGTACCTATTTTGTGATGACCCATGACCTCCACAATGATTACATCTATCCGATCCTCCATCGCATTGAGGACAATTACCGTAACCTCTACACTGGCTACAACTACCTCTACCATTACAAAAGTCACATGGTATTCTATCTGATCTACCACCTCTTTGCTTTCTGTTCTTACGTGTAGCCTTTCTGTTTTTTCGGTTATTCAGTGTTAGGTTTTTGATACCTTTGATGACTCGTGACTCCATGGTTATAAAGAGACCGGGTATTTTTTTTTCTGACTGAGAAAGTTTGATAATCAACTTGTTTTATTGTTCAAAATAGATAATCCGATATATTGCTAAAACGAAACACCCAAAAAGTCCTACTTTTTGGGGGGCTTCTCCTTTCCCTTCCCTGTAGGCTCTGCCACCTTATCTTTGTTGGCCTCCATACGCCGTTCGTACTCGCGCACGTGCCTAGAACTCGGTCGTCCTGCCTTCTCCTTGGCCTTGTCGCTCTTCTTGTGTCTGCCCTGGAAATGATTGTCGTCGCTCATTGCTTAGAAAGGGTTGCTACTTTTACTCGCACTCGGTCCTGGCATCCGGTAAGACCTTCAATTTTTTCCCAAAACGTGCGTTCTTTGTCCTAAAAGACTATGACCTTAGATACAAGATAGGATGAACTCAGGGCCCACCATACAACTTGGCGGTATATCCGCCCTCCCGGACATTTCGGCTCGCTCAGCCTCTAACACTGGTTCGACGGTCGAAATCTCGAACCTCAACGACTTTGACCTTGGACTCCTCGGAAATCAGCACAAACTGGCGGGAACTCCTCCCCGATCTCCAGGGGCAGTGGCCATCTCCTCCTCCTCAGAGCTGACGATGGCCAACGACATTGAGTTTGTGAATTTGGAGGATACGGCCAGCACCTTTGACTTGAAGCCTGCAGCCAATCTAGGCTCTTCTGACACCATCCGCATCGTACGAGACACGGCAGCCCCTTCCAGAGAACCCACGCTCCAACTCAACGCCGGACCTCAAATCTCTCCCAACACGTACAATGCGCCGGCGCCGGCTGTAGCACCCGCGTCGACCTCCTTTGTGCCGACACCCGAGCCTGCCAAGTCGTCCTGGATACCCAGTTTTAGTGGCATCATGGGCGGATCCTCGTCCTCTTCCGAGACAGCCGCACCCTCACGCTCCTGGTTTGGCGGGGGGTCTTCGTCTACCGAATCCATCCTGGCGGACAGTTACTTGACGCCTGAACAAGAGCAAATCAAGAAGTCCGAGGGACTGACGATGCTGGAACGAATGGATCGCAAGGGGATCGGTGGCAACAAGATGACGGCCGCCAACACCCTCGAAGAAATCAACGCCGAGGTGGCCAAGCGCAAGGATTCCAAGGGGCTCGAAGCTTCGTTACGCTTCCAGCGCTCTATGCTGACAACGGTGGTCAGTGGCATGGAGTTTCTGAACAATCGCTACGATCCTCTTGGACTCGCACTGGACGGTCTTTCCGAGAACATCAATGAAAACATCGAGGATTACGACGAGATCTTTGAAGAGTTGTACGACAAGTACAAGGACAAGACCAAGGTGGCACCCGAGGTTCGCCTCATCATGTCTCTGGGACTCGCCGCAGGAATGACCCACGTCACCAACACGATGTTCAAGTCACGTATGCCAGGGATGGACGACATTCTCCGCAAGAATCCTGATTTGGCACGCCAGATGGCCCAGGCGGCTGCGACCCAGGCGGTGGGCCCTGGATTCGCAAACTTCGTCAGTCTTGCGTCCCCGGCAGGGGGGGGATCGCGAGCTCCACCTGCGCCCCGTCCCTTTCAGGAAGCGCCTGTTCCTCAAGCACAGCGATATGAGGACATGTATGAACCATCGCTCGGTATGAACCGTGGTGCCAACATTCCCAATGTTGACCCACGTGGAGACGTTCCTACAGCACGTCGCGATATGCTAGGACCTAGTGGCGTCGACGACATCCTTCGCACCTTGAACGCCGCCGGCGACGGGTCGGAACGCATGGTGCCTCAACCTGCCATGGATATGGACGAGTCCGGGAGCGTTGGAAGTGGACAGACAACGGAGACCATGCGTCGCAACGGCGTCAACCGCAGACGAAAGACGACCACGCAACCCACAGGTGCGACGCTGACTCTTAACGTGTAGAAACAAGGGTAGTTTGGAAATTCTATAATCCTTCGTATCGAATGATTCTAGAAGAAGAGGAAGTTCGTTAGGAAAAGAGTTTCTGAATATTTTTCAAGTAGTTGGTCTTTTCTTCCTCCGTCTTGTGTCCGCACCAACTAGGAATCATACAGAACGGACTGTTTTCATTGGCGACCACCCAAATCAGGAAAAAGAAGAGGCAGGTCACCCAGAAAGCGGCCGCAAGGTTACGCGTGGCCACAAAGATGACGGTAAAAAAGAGTACGGGGCGTAGCCACGTGGCCTGTAAAAACGCTTCCTGTTTCTTGGTCAATTCCAACGCAAGAAACCGACCTCCCAAGTTCAGAAGAAGCATGAACATCCCCACCATGTACGGATTCGCACTCATCATCATCAGCGTGGACGATAACGGGTCCATTCCTCCCATTTGTATTGGAGAGCCAGGGGGCGCTGGAGCAGGGACGGAAGGAGCAGGGACAGAAGGAGGTGGGTTTTGCGGAAACCCGACCGGAATGGGTAAGGCTACCGTTTCACCTCCGTGCTTGATGGAGGAGGCCGGGAGGAGCCATGATTTCTTCGCCTTTGCCATCTTACTTATCAAACAGAAAAAGAAGACAGGAGATTCACGTCAGCGATCCAAAAAAAGACAACAACAAGGGACAAGGCGCCTAGAAGCGGGTTTTGAGAGGCCAAGCCCGCGACACCGAGCCCCGCCAAAAACCGGGCGAACGGGTGTCGTGCCGCGTCGTGAAATCCGGACCCATACAGTTTATCGAAATCGAGCGAGAAAAAGACTAGGAGGGCTACAAGAAACACCGCAATGATCGTTTCGTATTCCATCACTACCGTAGGCATCGAAATTTCTCCCCCTTATCCTTGGACCGGGTAGGTGTTGACATCCTTTTCCTGAATGCCAAGGGGGCGTTCCTTAAGGACCTTTTCGACGTACCACCGCTTGGAATTGGTGACCCAATCAACAATATTGGAACCGTCAAGGAAACCTTCCGTTCCTTCGGGACTTCGGAATTGACGAATCGCCCACGCGGACAGCAAAAAGAAGAGGATGGCGAAGCCCAAGGGAATGGCGTCTAATTTGATACAGGCAATGGCGGCAAGGGCAGTTCCGAAAAACCCCGCCGGAGACGTGAAGGTGGCAATCAGAGCGGGAGGCACGCGGTTCACGACAGCTCCAAAGAAGACAACTAGGATTGTGGCGATCCAAAGCACGGGAATAGGGGGATACCAGATGGGTTTCATGGCTTGGACAGGCATGAGGGTCGGAGAAGGGTTCATACTGATTGGAGAGGGGAAATATAGTTGTCCATCAAGCGTCGCACATCCAGATCTTGTTTAACAGGCACATTGGTTCCAAAGAAAGAGTCACGAAGTGCTAAGACAAACTTGAGTCCCTTGGAATAATCATTGCGAATGTATCGAAGAAGGGTTTGATGTGCTTTCACGGCATCCGCATCCGTCGGAATGGGTTCGTTCGCCTTCATCACACTCTGGACGAGTTCATCGTCTTGAAGAGCAAAGGCTTCCTTCAAAGCCGGGTTCGTTCCTCGCCATCGTTCCGCATAGATGGACACGGTAAGTACAAGGGCCATCGTAAACAGCCCTATGCTGACGAGTTGTGAAAGGTTCATTCCTTCTAACTCGTGCGAAAAGAAGGGGGTCCTTTAACTGCGGAGAAGACGCCGGGAGTGAATTTCGTTCCCCTAGGATAAGGAGAGCATGTGCTCATTGATGGAAGCCTATCAAACGTTTTCGGAAGAACCCCCGCGGGTCGAAGAAAGACGCAAAAAGAAGCGCCGGGCCCCCCTTCCTCCTCCCGAACCTTTGATCGTGGACCCGGATCGGCCCATTCAACCCCCTCCTCCGGCCGAGCGTCTGACCGGAGTCCCTGCCACCAACACAACCTCCACGTCCTTTTCGGAAATGCTCAACGCTGCGCAGTCGGCGGATTTCTTTCCTCATCCGTCTTCGGATGTGAATGACAATGTGTACAATTTGAGTCCCGATTGGACGACAGTTTTCAACGACGACACGGCACCGGAATGGATTCGTGAAC